CTCCGTTTTTATGGTGTCAAAATTGAATGAGGAATCTAGGAAGTAAAGAAAATGGCTAAAGGACGAAGGCCCGCACCGCAGGCACTAAAGCAAAAAAGAGGCACGGCCCGAAAGGACCGAGCCCCAAAAAACCCGGTAAGTACTACGGTAAGTAAGCCCGTAAATAAGGCGCCCAGCTTTTTAAAAGCAAAAGGGAAGCTAATGTATGAGCGAAGCGTAAGCCACTTACATAGTATGGGCCTGCTTAGTCAAATAGACGATACAGCGCTAGAGCTTTTAGCTATGGCTTACCAGGAATGGTATAGCGCAGAACTCAAGCTACAAAAGGAAGGCCGCATATATGAAACCTTCAGCAGTAACGGAGCTAAAGTATTAAAAGCGCATCCAGCGGCAGCGCAAAGCGCGGACGCTTGGAGGCGTATAAGAATGATGCTAATAGAATTTGGTTTAACCCCTGCGAGTAGATCCAAGCTAGAGCGCCCGGAAGGCCGAACTTTAGACATAGACGATATTATAGAAATGTAGCCGAATGTACGATAACACAAAAGCAGAGAGAGTAATAAAGTTTATAGAGCGCATTACTACGCATACGAAAGGAGAGCTAGCGAAGCAGCCCTTTATACTAGAGCCTTTCCAAAAGCAAGTAATAAGCGATATATTCGGCAACGTGAACGAGGACGGCCTCCGCATAACGCGGGAGGCCTTCCTCTTTTGGCCTCGTAAGAATGGTAAGACTAATTTCTTAGCAGCTCTAGGCCTTTACTTATTGGTAGCTGACAATGAACCCGGCGCGGAGATAATAGTATGCGCTGCGGACCGGGGCCAGGCTGGAATGATTCACGAAATTCAAAAGCAGATGGTTTTACAAAGCCCTTTGCTAATGGATAAGGTAAAGGTATACCGTAATAGCATAGTAGCTAAAGACGGAAGCTTTATACAAGCTCGAAGCGCTGACGCTGATACTGCCCACGGGTATAATGCTCACGCGGTTTTATTTGACGAGCTCCACAGCCAACCTAACCGAGAGCTTTACGACGTAATGAAGACGGCGAGCGGAGCGAGGAGGCAGCCTCTTTTTTTTAGCATATCTACAGCGGGAACCAATAAAGAAAGTATTTGCTACGAGGTATACGACTACGCTAAAAAGGTTAGGGATGGTATTATAGAAGATCCTACTTTTTACCCGCATATCTTTGAAGCTGACGAGGAGGACGATATTTACAGCTCTAAGACTTGGAAGAAAGCTAACCCCGGTTACGGTGTAACGATTAAGGAGGACTATATAAAAGCGCAAGCGCAAAAAGCTAAAGCCTTAGTAACCTATGAGAACACTTTTAGAAGGCTGCACTTGAACCAATGGACTACGAGCGAAGTACGCTGGATAAGCGACGAGGATTTTATGAGCTGTAGCGAAGAGTACAATATAGAGGACTTAAAAGGGCGAGACTGCTACGCAGGCTTAGACCTTGCAAGTACTGAAGATTTAACGGCGCTAGTATTGGTCTTTCCTCCGGTCTATGAAGCTGAACCTTTTAAAACTTTGGTTTGGTCCTGGGTAAGCGAGGCGGCAGTAGATAGAAGGCAAGGCAAGAGCGGAGCGGACTATAACGCTTTTATAAGTACTGGCGAGCTAGACGTAACGGAGGGCAACGTAACGGACTACCGCTATATAAGTAAGGTGGTTTACGAGGTAGCGGAGCTGTTTAATATTAGGGCCATAGCTTACGATAGATGGAACTCTAGCAGCCTTATAGCGGACTTAGCGGAGGAAGGGCTACCGGTGGAGCCTTACGGCCAAGGCTTTGCTAGTATGAGCCCAGCTATTAAGCAGCTAGAAATATGGATAAGGAGTAACCAAATAGCTCATAATAATAATAGGCTACTACGGTGGTGCGTTAGTAATGTGCAGGCTAAAAGTGATCCGGCAGGAAACTTAAAGTTTGACAAAGCTAAGAGCACCGATAAAATAGACGTAGCGCAAGCTTGGGCTATGGCTGTAGGTATATGGTTAGTAAAGCATAGGACCGACGACGAGGAAGGCAGTATATACGACGAGCGGGACCTAATTATATTATAATGACGGTAGAAGAAGCTAAAGAACTAACTTTTTTTTTGATGGATAAAAAAATAGTAGCCTTTCCGCAGGTCAGTAATGGCGGGGCTTGCGTTAATATATTGGTAGAGGGAGAATGTTATACACTAAAAAAAAATGAAAATTTTTACGGGAAAGTTTGCATAAATAAAAAGTAGCCGTATATTTACACCAGTAATAACAACAACAACTACTAAAATGGAACAAGGTAAAACATTAACAACCCAGCAAACAGTAGGAACTACTTATAAGAGCGTAGTAAATGTGTACTGGTTTTGCGATGAAGAGCTAGGTATTTACTCTAAGAGTTATGTTAATCATTACGGAAATGATATAACAAAATTTTACAACTCCGCTAAAGCTGTTACAGCTGCTTACAAAAGAGCTCTAAAAAATCAATAATGCAAGACTGGCAGAAACAGCTACTATATAAAGAGGGCTTTATGAAACTAAAGAGAGTAATACAATACGCCGGCGCTGAGATCTTAGAGACTCAGCCCGGCTCTTTTACCGCCTTACCGAATACACCAAGCTTCTACGGAAGCCGCAAGTTTAACAGCTTAGAAAAAGCTAAATTTTATTTAAAGCAATGGCAAAGAAAATAATAACCCAGGACCAAAAGGACGCTAGAGCGCTCTTAATCGTAGTAGCTAGCGGGCTGCTATTCTTCCCAGCTATGAACCTATTATTTAAAGCTATGAGCTTTATACAGTACATTCTTTTAGGCTATGTCTACTAAGATAGGTTACTACTGCGAAGCTTGCGCTATTTATACGGAAGCTGGAGAAGATCCGCAAGCCTGCGCCGCTTGCATTATAGACGAATACGAAAACGCTATTTTATTTATATGAGAATCATTTTAGTAGAGTCTAAGAGCTCTAGAAAGGTAGAAGGCTTTAGAACACTTACCAAAGCTTGCAAGGCCTTAAACTTAAATTACAGTACTTTAACCAAGGTTATAAACTCCAAGTGCAACTACTACGAGAACGACCGTTTTAAAATTACTAGGCTCCCTATACAATAAAAAACGCAACGAACCAAGAAGTAAATACTTTTTTTTGTATATTTGCATAAAGTATATACTTCTAAGTTTTGGCAGAAAATAAAAACCCTGGGCTACTAGCCCGCTTATTTAGAAGCTCCCCGGAAAACCCCAGCACTAGTTTAGCTAATCCCGCTGCGTGGCTTACGGGGCTTTTTAATACTAGCAAAACGGGAGTACAAGTAAGCGAAGATAACGCGCTAACCTTTAGCGCTGTTTACGCAGCTGTAAGGATCATAAGCGAAACGATAGCTAGCATACCTCTAAACGTATACAACTACGACGGAGAGAGCAGAACTATAGCGCGTGAGCACCCAGTACAGCACTTACTAGCGAAAGCTCCTAATTCTTTAAGCTCTACGTTTACCTTCCGCGAGGCTATGGCTTCTAACTTAGTGTTACACGGTAACAGCTATGCTAAGATAGAACTAAACGCCGCAGGCCGTCCGGTAGCCTTACTACCTCTTAACCCGTTAAAGGTAGAGGTCAAAATAGTAGAAGGGCAGAAGGTTTACGTTTTTGATAAGAAACATACTTACCTAGATTACGAGGTACTACACTTTGTAGGGTTAAGCTTCAACGGCTTAACGGGTAAGAGCCCTATACAAGTAGCACGAGAAGCCGTAGCTATTGGGCTAGCGGCCCAAGAGTACGGCGCTCGTTTCTATTCTAATGGAGCCAATACCGGAGGGGTAATTACTGCCCCTGGCCGTTTATCTTTAGAAGCTATAAACCGACTTAAACAAAGCTGGAATAGAGCTAACGCAGGACTAAGCAATACCCACGGAACGGCCATACTTGAGGAAGGTATGAAGTACGAGAAGGTGGGACTTGATCCGGAGGCGGCCCAGTTCTTACAGTCGCGTAAATTCCAAGTAAACGAAATAGCTAGAATTTTTAGAATACCTCCGAGCTACTTAGCGGACCTTGAGAACTCAAGCACTAGAGCTAACGTAGAGCAGCAGGCTATACAAATGGTTAGAGACTGTATTACTCCTTACGTTAGACGTATGGAGGTGGAGCTAAACCGTAAGTTATTTAGAGACGACGAAAGTAGCTACTACGCTTACTTTACCGTAGAGGGCTTAATGCGAGGGGACCAAAAGGCAAGGTACGAAGCTTACGCTACTGCCCGCCAATGGGGTTGGCTATCGGTAAACGATATTAGGGACCTAGAGAACCTTAACCCGGTAGAAGGTGGAGACATATACCTACAGCCGTTAAATATGGTCCAAAGCGGACAAGATAACACTAACGTAGACGCTGACTAAATGCCCTGGACTGACTACCCACAAGCCGCAGTAGATAACGCAAAGAGAGCTCTAAAAATCCGAGAGGAGGAAGGGACGGACTGCGGTACGCCGGTAGGCTGGGAATCAGCCCGAATAATAGCTAATAGAGAGGCGGTAACAAAAGAGCGCCTACCTCGTATTTATAGCTTTTTATCTAGAGCTAAAATTTACGACCAAGGTAATTTTAAAGACGAGGACGGTAACCAAATATGCGGCTCTATAATGTACGCAGCTTGGGGCGGTGATGAAATGCACCGCTGGGCAGAAAGAACCTTAAACAATATGAAAGAAGAAAAAAGCGAGCGCCATATAAAGAAGGTAGAAGAAACAGCTACCGAAATTATTATAACCTACGGCAAATCCGAACCAATGGAGGAAGCCGGCTATAAGGAAGACGAGGACCGAGCGGAACCCGACGAGGTAAACGTAGGGGACTTCGTAAGCTGGAACAGCTCCGGAGGACGTAGCCAGGGGGTTATAGTAGAAGTAGAGCGTAACGGACAAATAGAAAGC